GAACGTTCCAATACCTTCAACAAATTTAATCACCTCTTCGAAGAAGATCGCCGGAATCTCCTGGATGCGCGGGACTCTCCCGAACCTCCTTTTCACTACAGCGTAAATGATGCACGAGTAGGTCGGCGGGTATTTATGCCGACACACGTTTTCCTGTCTCCATCTGGTAGTCACCTGCCGGACTGCGGATTGAAGCCTGCCGACCTGCCAATACTCCAGGCCTCGACTCTTTTCAATCGCCTCGATGCGGGAGGTGTGATCCGTTATCCGTTCGTCGTGGTCCTTCAGGGCATTAAAGAACTGTTCCAGGACGACTATTGGCGGCATTGAGCCGCTGGAAGGAACCGGCAGGTTCGGCACGATCTCGCCCTTTCTGAGCGAAGGCAGAACGTCATGCGTTACCCACCTTTTGAAGTTTTTCGCCTCTGGTTTGTTGCTGCGGAAAATCAGATTGTAGAGGCCGGACTCGGAAACCACGTTAATATTGGGGTTTCCAGGAATACCCTCAGAAGTTCTGAGGGTATTCTTTTCGTCGTCGTCCAGACGCCTGAGTGCCTCGGTTGCATTTCCAAGACCCAAAACGCGACAAACATCAGCGGCAACAAACCAGGGTTCACCGTTTTGCTCGACTACACGGACGCTCTCAGGACCATACAGAAAGTTTTTTACTTCTGACATGGCGCACCTCCGTCCCAAAGCGATTCTATCCGCTTCATGGCGTCGTCACACATCAGTTCAATAGATGATGAAAGCTTTCCGAGGGAATCTTTTTGCGCCAGCTCCTGGATGACTTCCAGGGTGGCATAAGTGTGGTGAGTAGTTGAAAATACTTCTGGTGGGAGGGATGCTACTGTTGCGAGGGTTCTGCGCGTCTCCTGTTCCATTGTGTACCTCGTAGATTTGAGATGACTCTGTATTAAGAGCCGGGTGCTCTCAACCGCTACGAGACGGCAGGCTTATTCCCCCGAAGGGTATTTTATTCACCAACACCCGGCCACAAGATGGACCTGTGGCGTGAAGATACAAAAATGCCGCATTTCTTTCGGGTGCGGTGACCGCTCGCAGTAGGTGTTGAGAGCACCTGGCAAAAAGCTACCATGACCCGAAATAGTTTTCAAGTGATTATTTTGAAAGGGATTTGTGGTTGATACATGCAACATATCGGGTATTAATACGGGAAAGATTCCCGGATAAAATGATGCTTTAAGCGGTATCACACTGCTTTTTTGTACTCAAGACCAAACGCACTCCCCACAACCTGGAACAGTGGGTTACACCTGTTTTGATCATAAGATGCCTGACCTTCAAAGGTCGCGGCTGTTTCTTTTTCGGCAGGCGACAAATCCCGAAACGGTCTCGAGCCATAGTCCTCCGGCAACCATCCCTTACCCCGGCAGGCGACTACATTGAACCTCCGGAGGATATCCTGATCCTGGAACGTAAGATGAATCGTCCCTTTTTTGTAGCAGGTCATAGTGAAATAGGTACTTTCCAGGCCAGACATCCTGTCGTGTGGCCGGTCGCTGAATTCCCTCTCCAAAACCTGAGACATGCGAGTGTAATCAGACATGCCGTCGAAATAATTCATGACCGTATCGATATCGTCCAGCATTTCCCGAGTGTGCCAATCAAGATGCCATTTCCCGGTGTAGTCGTCAGTGAAAGAACTGGAATAACTCTCGCCAGGGATAATCACGCGCCTGCCAACCTTGTATGCATTGTTCGTTTTCCAACCATTGAAATAATGAATATTTTTGTCGAGAACGTCACCACGATAGCAATGCTTAACAGTGAACAAATCGAAGATTTCCACAACGGCATCAGACAACGTTTGCTCGTATCCACCTATCAGGTTAATCACGAATTGCCGAACGTTGCTCTCCGTAAAATCCATGAAGCTATGCCCTGCCAACTGGTGCTCGAATTCACTCCGTTTCTTGCGCGTCATCCGCTTTCTGACTTCGTTCAGGTTCAGCGTCTTGCGCCAGAAAGACGCCCTGGCGTTTTTCAGTAACAAGGCAATTCTTTTCTGGACCTTTTCCGTCAAGTCCTTGCCCTCTCGGCACATTTTTTCCTCTCCCGGACACACAATGGATAGATAGCCACCGATTTTGTAAACGTTTTTGAAGTAATCCAGGATCAACTCGGTCCCGACACGGACCACCTCGTTATACTCGGCAACCATTTCCTGGACAGACTTACCAGCCGACACCTCGTGTTTTTCGTTCACCTCGACAGGATCGTCATGGCACGCAGCATCAACACCTGAAAAGAGGTCGTCCTCAATTTTCCTGTCTATGTTGATATACACCAGGGCAACCTCAACCTTGGTTTTCCGCTCGGCGTCCAGGAAGGCATCAGGGATAAAATCAATGGATGCGTCAAGCTCTTCAAGCCTCCGCACCAACAGTTTCCGGGTATTGGTACAAGGGTTTTTTAACGTCTCGGCATTCAACAGAAATACAATCTCCCCCCGGTACATGATGTCAATTGCCTTGAGCAAATGCTTGTCGCCTTCGTCAAAAGGCGGATTGGCAATAATCAGGTCAAACTTGTCCGGACCAGAGAATGAGAGGAAGTCGCTGTCGATCAATTTGATATCCTTTCCCCGCAAGGTCGCCTGCAAAGCAGGATCGCTCTCTATGGCGAAAATGTCCGTATCATAGTGAGAAAACCTCTTTTCCAATTTTTCGATAATATCCCCTTTTCCTGCCGAAGGTTCCAGTACCCTCCCGCCACGAAACTTGCACTTGAACAACATCTTGGCAATCAGAGGTTCCGGAGTAGGATAGAAATTTTTATTTAACATTTTTGCCCCCTTTAAATAGACGCCGAACCATCAGAATGGTCTGCACCAGGTCCGGCTTTTCGCTTGGTGGTGTTGCGGCATCGGCCAGCTTCTCCGATGCCGCATGCAACAGGTCCATGAGTTCTTTTTTACTCATCGGACTTGCCGTCTTCGTCGTCGCGCAGGAAATCGATGCACTCCCCAAAGGTCACAAACGAACCACCAAGGTACGGGTGCTCGTTATCGAGCGCACACAGGATGTGCGCATAGGGGTAATCCTTGAACCGCAGTTCGGCACCAGGATATTGCTTGAAAATATGACGTGCTTCTGCAAGCAACTCCTTGATTTCAAGGATAATCTCTTCCAAACGTTGAATATCTGAGGATCGCGACATTATGTAACCTCCCAAATAAAGTAATAACTTTCATAGGTTAAAAGATACCGGCACAAAATGATGCAACTGCGGAAATTTGTAACCAAAGGTGGCTTTTGAGTACAAAGCCGCCAACAGTGCAACAGTAAACAAAAAATTTGACATGCGCAACACGATGTTTTCTAATGGCCACAACGGAGGGAGTCAATGCCACGAATTCCGTCTGGAATATTCCTGCTGCGGAAAAGCAAATCAGGCGACAGAACTCCGGTCATGAAAGATTGCGACTTCCCGGTAAGGTTCCAGTTTGCCGACAGAAATTACCTGATCAGCCGCACCCGCAGGGGCAAACTGATCATGACAACAGAAGAGAAAGCCTGACCGACACGAGCAAAGGCGCAAGCCACTAGCCAATGAAAGTTAAAGGCGGTTTTCCGGACAATTCCGGATACCGCCTTTTTGCGTTTTGAGGGGCAAAAAATGGAATCTCAAATCCTGTTTGAACTGCCGGTAGAACTGGAACTACGAAAAAGCGCGGATGGCGCACAAAGGATCATCCGGGGATATGCCAGCACCGAACGGATAGACCAAGACGGTGAAGTTATCCTGCAAAACGGCATCGATTTCAGCCCACTACTGAAATCCGGGTTTCTGAATTACGACCACCAGTACAGAAACATAGCAGGCGCACGTCTACCCATTATCGTCGGATATCCCACAAAGGCAGAAATCCGCGACAAGGGACTATGGGTGGAGGGAGAACTGCTGAAAAGCGACAACCCCACATGCACATCAGAACAGGTGAAACTCGCCGACGAATTGTGGGAACTCGGCATAGCTCTACAGAAAAGCGGCACCCGATCCCTCGCCTATTCGGTTGAGGGTGGAGTAGTGGAGAGGCAAGGCAACAGGATCGTCAAGTCTGTGGTCCGCCACCTGGCAGTTACCCACAAGCCGGTCAACCCGGAAGCTACTGTGGAATTATTCGCAAAATCGATGGGATGCGGCAGCAACTCGTATGAAATCCAAAAGGCAATGACCACAGAAACAGCCGCCCCTTTACTGAAGGAAAACCTGGACCGTGGATTGACAAGCGTCCTCTACGGTGACCGGAACTGTGGCTGTTACGCTCCGAGCGGCAAGTTCACCGGAGGCATAACGGGTGCGGTAGACCACCTCACAAACTGCCTCGGTTACGACCGGGACGAATCAATCCGGTTCTTGCGGAAGATAGTCAAAGGCGCATCAAGAGAAGCGAATCTAGCCGCTCTGGCAACCCAGGCGGGATTCATAGAGCCGTAAAACATTAAAGGAGGAAACAGGATGGTAACGAATATCGCGCACGACGCCCTGGAAAAAGCCATGGCCGAACTGGATGAACTGGAAAAGTCACAAGACGATGATGATGGTATCGACGAAATGATCAAAGCCCTGGAGGAAGAAATCGGCGACCTCGCCAAGTCTGACGATGAAAGAAACGCCGACGGCACCGATGAAGACGAAAAAGACGGTGGCGACGGTGAAGACGAAAAAGACGGTGAACCCGTCAACAAGTCCGAAGAAGAATTCACTGAAGAACTCATCAAGGCCAGCGAAGCATACGCATCCCTGGAAAAGTCGGTAAGCGAAGGAATCGGAGAGGTTAACACCGAAGTATCGGAACTCAAGAAATCCATGTCCTCACTCCTTGAACTGAACATCAAACAGGCGAAAGTCCTCGGTTCCCTGTACAAGGCAGTCAAGGAAATGGGCGCGGCCCCGATTGGCCGCTCCAGGACCGCACTCGGACTAGGCTCCCGCGACGCAGAGAACCTGGAAAAGAGTGTCCCGGAAATAACGGAACTTCTGATTAAAGCGGTTCAGGAAAAAAAGATCGACGCACACTACCTGTCCACATACGGAACGTACAAGACCCTGGACGTGCTGCCCGACGAAGTAAAAACCGCCATCGGCATATAGTTTTTTTATGCTCAATGTTGCCCATACCAAACAGACCAAAAGGAGGAAACACCAAAATGGCACGCAACGTCCAGAGTTATGACCAGTTGCTAAAATCGCAGGGTTTCAAACACACCGGCGACGATGTGGTAGCGGAACTCGCCGATCTGAAAAAGGCACTCGCCACCACCACCAGTGGTGCCGGAGGGATACAATCCGGCCCGCTCATGCTCGAGAACCTGGATGCAGTTATGACCGAGGTACTCGTAACGGAACAGCACTTCAAGCTGTACAACCTTCTCCCGAAAACCCCGTCTGCACAGCCCTACTTTGAATACAACGTTCATAAGGGATTCGGCAGCAACCGTTCGGGTGGTCTAGGCTTTAACCAGGGTGGAGCACCCAAGGGTGGAACCTCCAGCTTCCAGAGAAACGGCATCTACACCAAATACCTCGGTGTCCAGGGTGGAATCACTCACCAGATGCTCATTGCGGGCCAGAATGGCGGATCATTCGAAGACCCCACCGTCCGAGAAAACCGGGATCGCACCATGGAACTCCTGGAACGTCTCGAGCGGGAGCTGGTATTTGCCAACAAGGCAGTGAAGGATGAAAACGGCAACGAAGTCAACTTTGATGGACTGCTCACCCTGCTGGCCGCTGCAAACTCCGACAACGTTATCGACAAGAAGGGCGCGGCATTCAGCTTTGACGACCTCGACGACGATGCGGAAAACCTGGTGACCACAGGGAAGCAACCCTCTGTGGATGGGTACGTCTGCTTGATGTCCCCTCACGTATCCAAGGGACTCAACCAGCAGTATGCCGCTCGGAACGTCGTCCGCAACAACAAGGATGGCGCAATCGACATGAGCATCACCCCGGGGTTCAAGGTGCCGAAATACGAAACACAATTCGGCGATTTCACCTTTGATCATTCCATCCTGCTGCAAGAGGTCGAAAACGGTTCACCCGTAACTGCTGCCGTTTCAGGTGCGCCATCATCCCCCGCTATCACCACGCAACCAGTCGCCGCGACTGACGCCACTGTCCACATCCCGGCAGGAACTTACTATTACACCGTAGCTGCCGTAAATGACTCAGGCGAATCCCTCGGGACCACCTGCACTGCGGTCGCCGTTATCGACGGTCAAAAGGTCACCACAGTAGTCACCAGGGTATCGGACGCTACCTGCTACCGCATCTATCGCGGAACACAGTCGGACGCAAGTGATGCCAAGTGGATCGCGAAGGTGCCGCAACCAGCATCCGGAAACTTGACCTTCGTCGACAAAGGCGAATGGCTCCCGGTAAACGCAGCAGGCAAACAATCTGATGGTCTGGTAATCGAAGTGAAACCCGACCGAAGGGACATCACCATCGCGCAGATGTCCCCTCTGGTCAAAATGGGACTGCCCCAGGTAGGGACCACTTTCCCGTTCCTGCTCTTGCTCTACATCGTGGCAGTGATCAAGGCACCGGAAAGAATCCGCATCTACAAGAACTGCGGACCTTATACCGCACCCTAAGTAGAACCAAACCAAAAACCCGCTACGGGAGGCGTGCCACTGCTCCCGTAGCGGAATTATCAAGCGGAGGAAATGATGAGCAGAACTATTGAAATAGTTTCAAAAAATATCGGCCCGGTTGCACTCTGCACGAAAAGAGGCGAACAAAGGACCGTTGTGTTTCAGGACAAGGGTGGTGTCGGTTTCGCAATGTGCGATGAGGATGAGGCTGAAATCCTTCTCGGCGGGATCGGAAAACCGGATTACTGGAAACCGGGACAGAATGAATCGGGCACACCGGCCCCAATCGCTATCCCTGGGGAGACAAACGAAAACGGCCAGGACACCGACACGGAACCTGCTGGCGAACTCACCAAAGAAAAATACGAAACCATCAAAAACGTAGGTGAACTGAAGACACTCCTTCAAACGACAAACGATAGCACTCTCGTGATGGAGTTGATCGCAATAGAGGCACAACGGGAATCAAGCAAGGCAACCTGGATGAATGCCTTGAACGACAGGCTCGATGAACTGAACAAATAGCTTCCAAACACGGAGGTAGCGCATGGCAACACGGACAATCAGAAAATTTATTGTAAAAGCGGTCTACGGCAAAGAACTGGCCGCAATGCGGGAAGAGTTCAGCAAACTCGTAGACGAAGTCGAAGAACTGAAAACAAAGTTCACCACGCATACGCATACCGGAGTCACGACAGGCGAAGATGACTCAGGTGCTACCAAGTCGACATTCACCACCTTTGCCAAACCTGACGCAAAGAAAATCAGCTAACCAACAGCCCGCTCTTCGGAGCGGGCAGAGGTCTCCATGGCACTAACCGCCATTCGAATAAAAACTGACAAGCCGGAATACTCGCGGTTCGAAGCAGACAAATCGATAATCCGAGCAAAGATATTCCCGGACCCGGCGACTGAACTCGTAGATGAACCCGTAACGGTCACGATCTCCAAAGGCGCACGCGAAATCGCCAGGCAAGAAGTAACCTTGTCCGGAGACTACCCGAAAGGCTCTCTGGTCGAATTCGACCTGAACAGCATCGCCGATACCGATGGCATCCCTTTGTGTACTCGTGGTCAGTACACGATCCGGGCGACACAGAACACCGTGACAGCTTCGGCCATCTTCCGGGTTTCCGTGGTCACAGTCGCCCAAATGAAAGCGGGTTATTGCTTCGGAACCCCGCTGTACGTTTACGACAAAATGGCACCCAAAAAGCAACCCTCCCTGGTGACCGGCGTAACCATCAGAAACGTCTCGGAAAAGACCAAGCAGGGCATGTACAACCTGACATACACAAAAGCCACAAACTCCCTGACCTGGGGTGGAGGCGCGGAAATACCCATCGGAAGCGCAAGTGAAATAGTCCCGGATGCAAAGGGAAATTACATCGAAGTCGATATTGATGAATTCGAACTGCCCGACACCGACGCAGCAGAGGCAATACTGGTCGACAGGGAAGTCATGTCGGATGACGTGATCCGCGATGAAATCGACAAGGCAATCTCGGAGATCGAAAGTTCCCTCCTCAAGGTCTGGATCGAACCAACCAGGTTTGCGACTGAACCATATTTCTCAGAGGGAGAATACGACAAAAAAATAGACCCCCTGGCCTATTACGAAAATGACTTTACCCAAAACGCCAAGGTCTGGCACCTGAACCTGCCAATTCAGCAACTGATAAAAGTCGACGAGGTTTCCGGATACATCGGTAACACCCAGGCGATCAGGTTGTCAAACATGGCTTACAGTTGCAACAGGAAAGCAGGCACGCTGGACGTCCTGCCGTTCAACAGCCAATACTCATACCTGTATACGTTTTTCGTTCAACTCAGCTTTTGGGGATACCGCAGCACAATAGCGGGATTCTGGAGATTCAAAGGTGTGGCGGGAATAGAGCGGATGGAAGGCGACATCGTCAAACTGATCGGCATGAGCGCGGCGATTCCCATCTTAACGATGGCCGGGCAAGGATACCGAGCCGGGTACTCCAGCGAGTCCATAAGCAAGGATGGTGTGAGTTCCTCGAGAAGTTACACAAGTTCAGCCAGTTACGGCATCTATAGCGCAACAATCGAAGAATACAGAAAGTGGATCAAGGACAACACCCGGAGACTGCGAAACACATATCGCGGCATCCCCATGGTGACGATATGAGTCCAATCCCGATGGTCAGCGTCGACAGATTTGTCCAGGATGAAGGCGAGCAGGTCAGGCACCTGATAGGCATTAAATGCTGGTGCCACGGAGCAGACGGTCAACCTGACCCGAACTGCACTGAACACGAGAACGGAGGGTGGATATACGTTGACGAACGGAAGATCGTCGGGCTTGTAACAGCAATCAGCTACCACAAGGAGATGATGGAAACCGGGGTTTTCATGCCCGGCGATTGCGTCTTTTCTCCCCTCTCAGACGACAAGATAAGCGAAGGCGACAAGATCATCTTTACCTGGCCGCTCCCCTACGGGCAAGGCGACCCACTGGTGAGAGGATCATCCGCCAGAGACACCCTGTACTACGAAGCGACAAAGGCAATCTTCTGCATAGATGAACAGAAGGTGCGCTACAAGGAAGGCTTGGACTTCCGTCTCGCAGGCAAAAGCATCGAATGGGACTGGAACGGAAAGCCGGACGAAGGGAAAAAGCCCGCATTCGGAACCAGATACACCATAAAGTACCAGGGATATCTGGAGTGGATCGCCTTTGTCCCTCCCATCACAAGGATCAGTTCCGGCGCGGATATGGGAGAGAAGGTCATGCTGCGAATGAAACACCTGGTGGGAGCATGAGCAACCTACAGAACATAGAAAAAGCCCTGGCAACCGCCAGTCATTACGTCCAGGCAACATGGCAGCAAACCGTGATGGGCGCGGTAAAAATCCCGGGAATCCCCGAACTTCGACTAAACGTCAACCTGCGGAAAGTTTACGCGGACAGCATCGTCCTGGGCGAACAGTTAAACATCCCGGAAGCAGGATTCTGTCGCGCATACATCGTTGCGCTGAAAGAGGTCGCCAGGGATCTGGAGTTCGGCAGAGGACCGTGGGACATGAAACCAGGCCTCCTGAAAGGACCGAAATCCCGCGTCTCGAAACTAGGCAAAAGGTACAACATCGTCCCGTTCCGGCATGCCGTGCCAGGAGGCACCAGAAACACCGCTGTGGGGCGAGTGATGCCCAAAGACATATACCAGCAGGCCCGGCAACTCAAAGCCAGTCTGGAGGCAAAGAAGCGCACCAAATGGGGTGGAAAACTCACAGGGACCGAAAGCAAATATGGACCAGGCAAGAACCCCACTACAGGCTACCAGCACAAAAGCGGGAAATACGAAGGCATGGTCCGCATCGAAAAGACATACGAGAAGGTAAAGCAAAGCAAATATTTAACCTTCCGCGTCGTTTCGGAAAAGTCGGATGCAAAATCCTGGTGGCATCCAGGCTACCCGGCATACCATATCATCGAAGGGGTGAAGCAATACTGCCAACCTCACGTGAACGAAATCATCAAAGAGGCAACAATGGCCGACCTGATTGATCTCCAGAACGTCTCAATCGGCATGAGCATAAACAGGGTGTAAAAATGGGTTTCCCGAACGTAGACACATATCTCTGTAGAAAGTTCACGGATCACTTCGCTGATACGCAAAACGACCCGACTGAAACGATAGACGATCTATTCGAGGACATGGACGAACCCGAAAGGATGGAGGTATCCGAATACCTGCAATCAACGAGGTTCACCAGAGACACCAGGGACAGGGAAAAAGGGAGACGAGTCGTCTACATCGTGCCTCACTTCCCGATGACGGATATCCCCTTCCCGCAAATTGGCATATCCCTCGGAACTGAGACAGTATCGGACAAGTTCATCGGCGACTACACAGGCGAATCGATACCCGTCAAAGATTGCCAAGGCAACGTTGTGGCATTCGACATACCCAAGGGGTACTACGCGACGGCAAGCTGGAATATCGATGTGCTATGCCCCACGAAAGACGAAACGGTCTGGATTTCAAGGTTTTGCCAGTTATTCGTTTGCCGATTGCTGGAAGACCTGGATGCCATGGGCGTGCAGGAAGTCGCGGTTTCTTTGGCCGACATCAATATCCAGAGTGAACAATTCCCGCATGCGGTGTTTTGTCGGCGGATAACGATATCCGGCAAAACCGCAAACACCTGGAAGAAGCGGATACCGAGTCACACATACAAGACGGGAATAAATAAGGCTCTCAACCCATAGGAGGAATGCATGGCGAAAAATAAAGAAGAAGTCAGAACGGAAGAAGTCCTCGAGGAACCAGTGGTAGACCAGAAAGAGGAAGTGAAGGAGTTTCCTGTTGACTTGACTGAATTTCTATCCGGCATCAAACAAGTCGAAAGTTGCCGTGCTTTTGCAGGCTTAATGCAAACCGAAGGGGTGACTGGTCAGAAGATGCGGGCAGAGTGGCAAAGGTTATTTGCATTATTTCAAAATAAACCAACTGGAACAAAATGGCCGGATTGGATTTCCAAAAACCAAGGAGGTAAGAACTGATGGCACTCACTAAAGGGGTTTTATGGGACGGAAAATACTACGTCCTCCCGCAAGCAGCATCAAGAATCGATTCGTCCGCACTGGCTAAAAACCCCCTCGGCGGAGACAACAAACTGGCAATCCTCGGTAACATGGTGGGACTGATCCCGCCAGGCAGTTGCTATAAGGTCAATAACCCGAGTCTGGCGCTGCAACTGATCCACACCTCTTGCGAAGAGGAACGGCTCGCCACACAACTGGTATTCGACCCATCCCCCGGCAGTGGCCTGCCCGGAGCAAGCGAAGTCTACCTCGTCCCGGTAAACCCGGCGACCCAGGCGCAACTGACACTCAGCACCGCAATCCTGCTGAAGACCTACCTGTATGGCTTGCCCGCGAATCAGGTGAAGGTAAAAATAGAGGCGGGCACGACAGCCGGAAAGAAGGTGACGGTAGGGTACCTGAACCACATTGAAACCTTTGACGATCTGACCAGACCGTCATTCAGCATCCAATACACCGGCGCGGGTTCAGCGGCAACCATGACCATAACGCCAACTGCCGCAGGGCACTCGCTGACCACCTCCTGCACCGGCGCAACCCCGGACAACCTGAACCTGGACCTGAATGTTTACACCAACATCCAGGCCGTTGTGGACGCCATAAACGCAACAGGGAAATACACGGCAACCGTGCTCACCCCGCAACCGACCGCGGACCTGAGCATGAACCTGGATGCCGTTACCACGCAGGATATCAAAACGGCAGCATTCACGGCAAAAAGCGAACTGCAGGCCATCATAAACGAGCTGAACGCAAAAAGCGGTTATGTTTCTGCTTCCAGGGTGGCCGACGCAGGCGCGGCCCCGGCAAATGTCGGGTGGACCTACCTCTCCGGAGCGGTAAACGGCACGACCACAACCACAGAATGGCAAGCTGCCCTTGACCTGCTCAAGACCCTAAACATCGACCTGATCCTTCCGATAACACCCGACGCGAGCGTCCACGCGATGGTCGACACTCACTGCGACTACATGAGCGGTCCAAACGGCAAGAGCGAACGCCGTGCCTTCGTCGGTGGCGCACTGCAAAACTGGAACGGAGAAGCAAACCGGGCAACCGCACTGGCAGCGCTCAAAACCCAGGCGAAAGCGCTCAACAGTGACCGCACCATGCATGCCGGTCTCGGCTCGAAACTTTACAACCCGAACGGAATAGCCAAACTCTATCCAGGATACATCACGGCAGCCGTGTATGCGGGTATCGCGGCAGGCGCATCTCCGGTCCTTCCCCTCACCAGGAAGTACCTCCGGGTTTTAGGTCTCGAAGTCGAACTGAGAGTCGCCGAAATAGAGGAAATGCTGGAGGCGGGAGTCGCGGTCCCGATCCCCGACACGGTCCAGGGCGCGGGATACGTGATCAGCCGACAGGTGACAACCTGGACGCAGGACGTGAACCTTTACAGGATAGAGTTTTCCGTAGGCAGGGGCGCGGACTATATCGCATCAGAGGTGAGAAAACGGCACGAACTGTTGATTGGATACCCAGGGACCGAGCAGATCGACCAGACCATCGTAAACGTTACCAACGGGGTGCTGGAAGCCGCGAAACGCGACGGTTATATCCGGTCTTATGACCCGGAGGCAACCAGTCTGAGAGCAGACAATACCATCAGGTACGTGGATTATTCCGCTGTTCCGGTACTGCCGATAAATTGGATCTTCTCAACCTATTTTCTTGAACCCACCACCTATAGCATAGGCTTGTAAAAGGAGACTTCGACCATGGGAATCATGAACACAATGACTGGCAACAGGGCGATCTTCAAGATCGCCGGTCAGGTGATAGGTGTCGCGCAAAACGTGACTTTCAACGATGATGCAGGACTCCAGGACGTGGATGGCATCGGCAACCATGAAACGCAGGAACTGGTGACGGGTAAAGTCTCCTACAACATTTCAGGAG